AATGACGTTGCCGAATACCTGCACCTTTCCACTGATGACCGGTTCCGGCGCAAGGTCGGGCCGGACGGCTCGCCTTGGGCGCCACTGGCTCCGTCGACGCTAGCTCGCAAGAAGCGCAACAAGGAAAAGATCCTGCGCGAAAGCGGCATGTTGCAGGACTCGTTCCGACACCAGGTATCCAACAACGAGTTGGACTTCGGCACCGACCGCCCCTATGGCGCCATCCACCAGTTCGGCGGGGCCATCCATCACGCTGCCCGATCCCAGCAGGTTTACTTCAAGGCAGGCAAGGATGGTGTCGGCAATCGGTTTGTGAAGAAGAGCGCATCCAATTTCGCCCAGTGGGTGACGCATGGTGCTCGATCAACCGAGATGCATGCGCGTCCCTACCTTGGATTGTCCGCCGAAGACGAGCTGGAGGTGGTCGAGATCATTCAGAGCTACTTGAAAGGCTCTTTTGAGGGCGATCAAATCTAAGCGCTCAGGCGGCGTTTGAGGGCCTTCTACGGTACAACCGGGGCAGGTACTGTGCGTTAGCAGCGTTAGACTAGCGTTAGATTTGTTCTGAGCGTCATTCGGGAGTGATGGTTGGAGCGAAGTTTGTGAAATGCGGTATAGAATGGCCGCCCCGCAATAAACTCCCTCTCGGTTCTTGTCAGCCACTGACATCTTAAACCGACCTGAAACTCACCCTCCTTGGGTCGCCGCTGACACTAGCGGCATGAAGACATTACTCGCACTCAACACTGATCTTTCAGCCACGGCCGCCACCGACGGAAAAGCCCCCGAATGGGTCGAGCTTATCCCTGCCGGTCCAACCGTGCTCGGCCGCGATGGTCGCACCTGGTTGTTTGACGACCTCGCTCAGCGCCTGGTGCTCGATGCGTTCACATCGCGTGGCATCGATCTGGCCGTGGACTGGGAACACGCCAGCGAGATCCTGGCACCGTCCGGGCAACCTGCTCCCGCCTCCGGCTGGGTCGATCAGTTGGAGATCCGCGAAGGCGCGCTTTGGGGCCACATCGCCTGGACCCCGACTGCCGCCGCGCAGGTGGCCACCCGCGAGTACCGCTTCCTTTCCCCGGTCTTCGACTACGACCTGACCTTCATGCGCATCAGCCGCATGGTCAGCGTCGGCCTGACCAACAAGCCAAACCTCTTTCTTACCGCCCTCAACCATGAAGCCCAGGAGCATCAAGTGCCACTACCTATCGCCCTGTGTTCGGCGCTTGGCATTGCCGAGTCCGCCACGGAAAACGAGGCCATCGCGGCCGCCACTCAATTGAAAACCGCTGCGGCCGCCCGTAACAGCGAGCAGCCGGACCTCAATCGTTTCGTGCCACGTCCAGACTTCGACGCGCTGCAAGCCCGTGCTCTCAATGCTGAAAACGCGTTGGCCACTCATCAGCGCACCGAACGTGACAACGCCATCAATACCGAAATCGACGCGGCATTGAAGGCGGGCAAGATCACTCCGGCCACCGCTGACTACCACCGTGCGGCCTGCGCCGAGCAAGGCGGCCTGGAACGCTTCCGCTCGTACGTCCAAGCCGCGCCGGTCGTTGGCGATGTGTCCGGCCTGGTCAACAACCAGCCCCACACTAATGGCACCGCCACCGCGCTGAACGCCGAACAGGCCGCTGTCTGCGCTCAGCTCGGTATGGACCCGGTCGAGTTCGCTAAAAACCTGAAGAACGAGGGCTAAGTAATGCCGCTGACCTCTGACCGCAATACCCCCATGAAGCATACCGACATCGTGGTGATCGGCGTTGGTGCCGGTCTGCGCATCTTCGGCGGCTCGATGGTTGTTCTGAACGCCAATGGCTGGGCCATCCCCGGCAAGACAGCCACCGGCCTGACCTATGTAGGGCGTGCCGAAGAACTGGCGGACAACACCGGTGGCGCCGATGGTGCTGTGACCGCCAAGGTCCATCGCCAGCGCGCATTCAAATGGGCCAACGACGGCACCATCACCCAAGCCCTGATGTTCAAGACCGCCTACATCGTCGATGACGCCACCGTCGCCTCAACCGACAGCGGCGGCACCCGCTCTGCCGCTGGCCGCGTCATTGGCATCGATTCCGACGGCGTCTGGATCGAGTAATCACCTTTATATAGGAGCGCACTGCGCATGCTGGTCAATAAATCGTCCATCCAGGCGGCCTTCGTCGGCCTGAAAACCCTGTTCAACAATGCGTTCACGTCAGCGCCCAGCACCTGGGACAAGATCGCCATGAAGGTGCCGTCCAGTACGGGCAGCAACCTCTATGCCTGGCTGTCGGCTTTTCCAAAGATGCGCCGCTGGATCGGTGAGAAGCACATCAAAAACCTCCAGGCCTACAGCTATTCGGTAGTCAACGAGGACTTTGAAGCCACCGTCGAAGTCGACCGCAACCACATCGAAGATGACCAATTGGGCATCTACCAGCCGCAAGCGCAGATGGCGGGCTTCTCCGCCAAGCAACTGCCGGACGAGATCGTCTATGAGCTGGTGAACAACGCTTTCGCCAAGTTCTGCTACGACGGCCAGTACTTCTTCGATACCGACCATCCGGTTGCGGACACCAGTGTCAGCAACATGAGCACCAAAGTGCTCAGCGTCTCGACTCTGGCAGCCGCCCAAGCAAGTTACGGCGCGGCGCGTACCGCCATGCGCAAGTTCAAGGATGAAGATGGCCGCCCAATCAACGCCATCCCAACCGTGCTCCTGGTGCCGCCAGCGCTGGAAGACACTGCTCGCGCTCTGCTGACTGTCGACCGCCTGGAAGATGGCAAGCCCAACCCGTACAAGGGCACCGCCGAGCTGGTCGTGGAATCGCGCCTGACCTCCGATACCGCCTGGTTCCTGCTGGACACCAGCAAGCCCGTGCGCCCCTTCATCTACCAGGAGCGCAAGGCCCCAGTGTTCGTGCAGCAGACCGATGCCGAGGCTGACGACGTATTCAACCGTCGCAAGTTCAAGTTCGGTGCTGAAGCCCGTGCAGCCGGTGGCTACGGCTTCTGGCAGATGGCCTTCGGCTCGACTGGCACAGGGGTCTGATCATGGGCGTAATTATCACTGCGCGCCGTGACGGCTTCCGCCGTGGCGGCATCGCGCACTCGGCCGCCGGGACGTTCTATCCCGACGGAGCCCTGACCGAAGACCAGCTCCATGCCTTTCGTAAAGATCCGCAACTGGTAGTGACCGAGCAGGTCAAGTCGCTTAGTAGCGTCGGTCAGGGTGACCCGCTGGTGGAAGAGATGGGTAACACCATTGCTTCCCTGGAGTACTCGCTGGAGATCGCAAACGACCAGTACGACGCCGCAAGCGTATTGCTGACCGCTTTCCGAGAACAGCAATTGGCCGCACCAGCCCTGGTCGTCTCCGAAGCCCGAGCGCTGGAGCCAGCAGACCCAACGGCTGAAGGTGTGATTTGCATCGCAGGGGATGCGCTGCTCTCACTGATCAGCAAACACCTTCAGCCTGTACAGGCCAGCCCGGAGGCTCCAGACGATGAAAGCGATACCACGCTCAACAACTCCGGCAGTGCTGAAGCATCGCAGGGCACGTCGCAGGGTGCGCCAAATCCTTCGCCGTCGGGTACTGACTCAGGAGTTGTAGTGCCCGCCAACCAGGGCGCTGAGAAATCGGCTGGTCGCGCCAAGCGTGGTTCGGGAAAGGAAGCCGATAAATGAACCTCTCGCTGCCTTCCGCGCTGATCCTGGTTAACCGCTTCGGGGCCAAGGAAATGGCCGATCTGGCTGTGCCTGCCACCAGCCGACCAATTGAGCCGGAGCTACTGGAAGCGGCGGCAAAGGGCGAATCGCTGGATGGCTGGGACGCCGAGGACGTGGCGGCGACTGTGGCAGCGATGGCACGGATGGCCGATTCGGCCACCCGCGCCCGGAGCGAGGTGCAGTTTTACCTCCGCTACCGGAAGCCTGGTGAGGACGCGCCGGACTGGGTGGCAGACGACCTGCCGGAGCTGACCCGCTTTCACCTGTATGGGGAAAAGGCAGGGGCTGAATCAGCAGTACGCCTGCGTTACCTGGACATCATCAAGCGCCTGCAAAGCCTGGCCACCGAGGACGAGAAGCGCGGCGCATCTGAATCGGGCTCGGCCCGGCCGGTGATCGCTCAGCAGCCCCGGATGTTCAGCCGCTCCACCTTGGGCGGTTTGTGATGCTGGGCGAATTGGAAGACGCCATCCAGGCGCGGCTTGCGGAGCTGAAACAACAGCTCCCACGGCTGCACCTGGACAGCTATGGCGGCGAATTGAGCGACCCAGAATTGATGGTCGGCATGCTCAAGCTGACACCCAGCGTGCTGATCACCACCCCAAAGGTGGTGTTTCGCAAGGCTGGCCAGAACCGGCGATTCAAGGCGTCGGTGGTGTTCCGGCTGATCGTTGCCAGCGCTTCGGTACGAGGTGAGCGTGAAACGCGGCGCGGTTCAGTCGCTAGAGATCCGGGCAGCTACTGGATTTGGGAGGCCTGTCTGCGGCTCCTGACCGGATGGCAGCACAAGGAAGGCGGCGCCAGGGTCTCGCCGACCGATTTCGCCAACCTGGTCAATGGCAAGTTTCAAACCAGTCACCTTTCCGTGCTGGGCCAGAGCTTCGCGATTGAGCTGGATTGGGACATTCCGGAAGAAGAAATGCCGCTCCTGGAAGGCATTGACCTGACTTACCACACCCCGTCGGAAAACCCCGAGGGCGTTGCAACCGACAAGATCGAATTGAGGGACCTGTGATGCGTGTGATCGCGACAGAACACCCCGTGCCGCTGATGCCAGGCGATGGCCAGTCAGACACGGACAAGATCCGGCCTGAACCGGCTGAGCCGGTGGAAGTGCCGGAACACTCCTACTACCTGCGCCGGATTGCCTCGGGCGAGTTGAAGCTGGTCGATGAATCGGCAACGACCTCCGTAAAAGGCGGTGCCAAAAACTCCGATAAGGGGAGCAAATAATGTCCGTAGTTCTCGACACCATCCCGGCCAGCATCCGCAAGCCTGGTGTGTACATGGAGTTCAACCTTGCTCTGGCGGTGCGGAACCTACCGACCAACGCGCAGAGCATCTGCCTGATCGTCCCATTGGATGCTGAGGCGACTGCACTGCCGAACGTACCGACTCAGGTGTTCAGTGCGCCCGAAGCCCTCACCAAGTTCGGCGCTGTGGCTCAAGAAATGGTCGACGCAGTGATCAACGCCTATCGCTATGCGGCGGTGTCGTGCGTCGGTATCACTGTCACCGGCAGCACGGAGCCAGATATTTCGGCGGCCTTAGCGGCCACTGCATTGGGCGGATACACCATCCTGGTTCCTGCCTGGTTCAGTCAGACCGCGCTGACCGCGTTGCGCACTCACATCAACACCTACACCGACTCCATCGAGCAGCAGTCCATCATCGGGGTGGCAGGTGTGATTTCGACCATGTCGGCCGCAACCACGTTGGCAACAGCTCTGAACTGCGGTGCCATCTCCATCGCGTTGCTGCCCGGCACCACCTCCACCGCTCGCCAGGTCGCGGCCGCCTATGCAGCGATGATCGCTTCTGAGGAAGATCCAGCGCGACCGCTCAACACCTTGGCGCTGACGGGCATTGCCGTACCGCCTATCGCCAGTCGTCTGGGTCGCACCGAGCAGGAGGCGTGCCTCAACAACGGCGTCACTCCGCTTGAAGTCGGTCCGGGTGAGTTGGTCCAGATCGTTCGTGCAATCACCACGTACACCAAAAGTGCGGCCGGAGCCACGGATGTTTCCTTGCTCGACCTGACCACCATCCGCACCCTCTATTACGTGCGTCAGGCTTGCCGCGACCGTATTCGCCTGCGATTCCCTCGCTCCAAGCTTTCGAAAAAAACCCCGGGCGCTGTGCGCAGCGAATTGCTCGACGTGCTGGAGAAGCTGGAGCAGTTGGAGATCGTCGAGGAAGTCGCTGCCAACGCTACCAGTCTAGTCGTGGAGCGTTCTGCGCAGGACGTAAGCCGGCTGAATGCCGCCATTCCAACCGATGTCGTGAACGGCCTGCACGTGTTTGCCGGTCGCATCGACCTGCTGCTGTAACGAGGAGTCAATCCCATGTCGGATAACTACGTCGGGCAGATCGTCCTGACCATCAACGGTTCGGACTATGAGATCAAGTCCCTGGACCACACCCTGAAAACCGGGCGAACCGTCGTCAAGACCATGAATCGCTCCGGCACTCCAATGGGCACTGCTGCTGGCATGGAAGAGCACGACCTGCGCGTCTCCGTGGCCATCCCAAAAAGCGGCGAGCCGAATTGGCGGGCCATGCTCGACGCCAAGATCACCATTGAGCCGGTCGACGGCGGTGGCCAAAAAGAAAGCTGGACCGGTGTAGCGCTAATCGAGATGGGCAGCAAGTACCAGCTCGAAGGCGAAGCCACCCGCGACCTCACCCTTTCCGCCCTCAGATATTCGTCTTCGGAGTAATAACATGACCAGTTCTTCCAAAGCTTGGGATGGCCTGACCACCACCGGTCAGCTGCGCATCGGCGTGCTGTTCGCCGGAAGCCGTCACAAGACGTTCACGCTCCGCGTGCCGGTCGCCGGTGACATGGTCGCCGCCCAGCAGGCCCACCCTCAGGGGCCGCTCCAGTTGATCACGGTTGAGGCCTACCGCCGCCAGTTGCTGTCGCTCGGCGACATTCCCCCGGATTCGCTGACCACCGAATTGCTCCTGGAGCAAATGGCCGAGGTGGATCTGGCGATTCTCGCCGAAGCG